GGGTAGCACCTTCACCAAAAGAAACCCAGTCTTTTCCAGCAACTGAAATTGATGGTGTTTGTGGGTAATCCCAATATGTTCCATCTGACTGCCCAAATGTTACAGTTGCATTAGTGCTATAAAAAATTTGACTATATTCTGTGCTACCCAAAGTTAAACTAAATGGTAAAACCATTGGAAAGGATCCGTCATCATCGCCCGTAATTGTAGACATGTTGCAAACAAGTGGGGTATCTGCTTGTGTAACTGGAGATACCAAAAACATTGTACCAATTAGTAACATTGGAATTAATAGTAGGTAGGAAAAGATTTTTTTCAATTTATTGCATAGACTCCTCGTTAGACGTATCTAACAAATCTATTATATCATTACTAATAAACTAATTAATGGTTGTTTCAGGTATAAAGTCAGAAAAATCTGATGGATATTCTACATTCGGTGTCCACATTTTAAATTGAGCTATGTCTGTTGTATAAGATTTGCTACCACCAGAAATTCTTACTTGAAGAACTACGGGATGTTTTGTAACAATATTCCAACATTGTGAAGCTACAAATTTTTTGTCTGGTTTTGTAGTAAAGAAATATGTATTTGTTGCAGTAGAATTATTTTTTCCAGATCCAACTCTTACCATTCTTACCTTTACATACTTTGGTTTTTTCTTACCCTTAGTATTAAGTACTACCTGATAACAAAATAAAGATCTTTTTCCATTACCCTGAATAGAGGTTTTTCCATTAAAATTAATGGTTGTCCATTTTCCCTTTTTAATTGTTTGATTTTTTTCTGTTTTATACCTAATGGAATCTGAGGCATTTGCTGGTGCCGCTTGAGAAAAAATTAATAACACAGAAAATACTGATGCTATTAACTTTTTGTACATCTAATAAGTTTATCAGACATTTTATTTTAATCAAAAAGTACAGCTAACTTATGAATATACCAATCATCCCACTTTGAAAGATCTTCCAAAATCCTTATATATCCCTTAGAAGTTAAAAGATTATAAATTTTTTCTCTATTCTCTGTATAGTTATGCTCTACAGTAATAATTTTAAATGTTCTAGAAAAGTCATATGCCGAAAGAATATCTAGTTCCGATCCTTCTGTATCTATGGATAGGTAATCTATAACATCTGGAGCATTGTATTTATCTAATAAGTCTGATAGTGATATTGTTGGAACTTCGTAGGAATATCCTTCTTTTCTTTTGTCTGCCCACATATCATCATATGCATATTTTTCCATAGAGGATAAGCCACTGCCAGTTTCAATAAAGGTTACAACGTCACCAGATTTATCAGTGACACAGTTAAAATCTATATGGCATTTTCTATTGTTTATTAGTTTTTCGTGAGACACTTTAGAAGCCTCACAAACTATTCCATTCCAGTTAAAGTTTTTTTCCAGAGTATATGTATTACTAAGAGCAATGCCATCATCAGCACCGAACTCTACAAAAAATCCAGGAGACTCTCCCAATATTGATAGTACTAGTTGGTCCTGATTGTTTTGAGAAAAGGAGCTTCCTCCATTTTTAGCTAAGTATTCGTTAAAAATATTTTCCATTTTTTCCTATCATTTTGTCCCCTCGGAGAGATTCGAACTCCCGACCTGTAGGGTAGAAACCTATTGCTCTATCCACTGAGCTACGAGGGGGAACTATTCTTATACGCTAGAGGCAGAGTGAGAATTTATATGATCTCTTTCATCTATAACTTCATAAGAGAATTTAATTAACGCTTTTTCATTTGCAGCATAGTGGTGTCCACAAAAATATAATTCTCCAGATACACCCTTTACTAACACAAATGCCTGAGCACCGCATCTATCGCAGCGGTCTGCAATCTTTAACTGTCGTTCTATTTGCTCTACAGTTTCCATTACTTCCATTATACTCTCCTCATGTGTCATTTTATAAGAGGCAGGGAGGAGCTATCCGATTGGAGTAACTCCTCCCCACCAAGCTCTTCCTGATGGATTCGAACCAACAACCCTTCGATTAACAGTCGAATGCTCTGCCGTTGAGCTAAGGAAGAAGAGTGGTAGAGATAGGAATCGAACCTACACAGCAAAGCGTTTGATTTACAGTCAAAGGGGCTCACCACCTGCCCAACTCTACCAATTTTTAATTATAGGTATTATGTTACACTATAGAACTGTTTTTGTCAAGATAATCTATAGCGTTTTTTAAAATGTTTACATCATCTTTAAGTAGTCCTAGAGCAACATTACAAGCATTGCACAACCAACCTCTAAAGTATTTGCTTTCCCAATCATGATCTAAGTAATACTTATTTGATAATCTATTACATATTGGGCATGTATAATCTTGTTCTGGATACGGATTTACTTTTTTTAAAGAAGATACTACTTTATTTTTTTCAGATGAGCAGGGCTTGCATATATCTTTATAGTGAACTTTAACTGGGGTTGTATGGTTTATTACTAACTCATCTGTATTTTTATGTTGTTTACAGATTCTGCAAATCATTACATATATTTCATTAGGCGTGAATCTGAATAATTCATCGACTTGGACATTCTTGCTGTCCAATCTTCTGGAAGCATATCCATAAGACCTAGAGTACGAGCTCTACGAATAATATGACGCTTTGCAGCTTCATAATTTGACGCACGACCAACTGCTTGAATTGCATTAGATAGGTCTGCTCTATCTGCAATTGGAAACGAGCCATCTGGCATTGCCTGACCTCTTGCTGCCATTGCTCTGCGTTGCTTAGTAGAGTAATCTTTTTTTTCCATTGCGTCTGCCTCCGTATTATCTATTGTATCAGACTTGTTCTCTCTCTGATTTTTAATTGAGTTCCACTTTGCTCTTGACCAAGAAAAACCTGCATCCCCACCCCAAAGATCCCAAGCTACTCTTCCTGGACTTGGATATCCTTCTTCACCTGCACTAAAACCTGTTGCTTTTTTGTCTACTTCATGACGAGAAAAGAAAGAGTACATTCTTGCAACGGTACTTTCAGAAAGATTTTCCATGTTTGCTAATTGATTAGCACGAGCTAAACCTACAGAGGTTCCTCCACGCTTTCCTTCTTTTTTCCATTTTAATGCACGTCTAGCAGCGGATGCCATGCCACTAGTTGGTTTATATGTTTTATCAGCCATAGTTATATTATAACCCGTTTGTCCTTTTTTCTATTTCAATTCTAGAAATTTCTTCCAACATTAAGATCTCCTCCTGATCAAGATCAACATTCATATCCTTATAATTAAATGTGCTGTAAGTTGGAACTACAACCCATTCCCCCTCGTTATTCATATTCATTTCAAGCAAACCTTTTTGCCAAAGACTAAATATTACCTCGTTTGTAGCTGATAGGTGAGCATCAAATAAATCTGGAAAATCTCTGCCCATTTTAGGGGTCATTCTATACAGTGGCTCCCCAAAAGTATCTAAACCAATTAGATCCATATATCCATTCTGTAACATAAAAATAAAAATTTCTTGGATGTCTTCGTCTTCAATTTCAAATTCATCATCCATTAAATTATCCCCATTCCACTTAAGAAACTTAAAACATCATCTGGCATATCTTCTGGTTTTCTTCTAGGAACTTGAGTTACTTTTACATTTGCAGTTTCATCTACTGCGTTTCTAAGATCTTTCCAAGTATGAACTTCAATTTCTTTTAATCCAATTTGTTTTGATGTTCCTGAGATAGCATTATAAATTGCTCCACAAACAGCATCAGACAAGTCCTTAGATCCCTTTCTTGGGTGATCTACTTTATCACGAATGATTCGTAGTTGCAATAGCTCATCTGTAAGAATTTTAATTGCTGGTCCAATTACTCTTTCTTCTGCAATAATCATAGCCATGTCTTCATAGTGTTTCTTTGCAACAGAAAGTGTTTCAGAGTTCATTCCTTGACCCTTAAGTTCATTCATGATGTCAAACGAGTTCCATCTATCAAAAGTTACTTTACGGATATTAAATCCTCTTGCACGAAGTTCTAAGATATAATTTTTTACATCCTTAAACTCTACTGCTTTATCTGCAGTTGGAGTCCACCATCTGACTGCATCTACAATCACAAATGGATTCACTACATCATAATCATTAAAACTAGAAACCTTTACCCATTTATCAACGTGTGCCATAGCAACTGCACAGTGGT